CCGGACATGTTAAAATTGCACTCAAGTTCTTGGGCAATTTCGCGTTTAGACATGTTTTTAGTTTCTTTTTCAAACCACTCTTGGTCACGGTCTGGATGTAAAAACCAGGGAAGTTTTGTAGGATGAAAATCATTGTTGTTCTCTTCGGCTCCTACATAAGTCTTATGAAACCAATTACCAACTCCATTTGGTGTAGAAAGCGCGATGCAACGACCACCTGTAGACAAAGTAGGATACAGACCTGTCCAAAGTTCATCCAGACCCTCCACATGTGCTGCCTCATCCACAACAAGCAACGACAGTGCCTCAGAACGACCGGCGTCTGCACTGGTAGAAGAAGCTTTAATCTGAGACCCGTTGGAGAGTTCAAACGATGCACGGTTATCGATAATCACAGTGCCAAGCTGAATCCATTCAGGTAAATTCTTAATCATGTGCTTGACTTTTTTAACAAGATTGGCTGCAGTGCCGAACTTCGTAGCGATAACTAAAACATTCTTATCCCGGTGGAAAACCATCAGCCATGCAACGTAGGCAGCAACAATCGTAGAAATACCCAATTGCCGTGCTTTAAGGATCACATTGAATCGGTAGTCATTGAATTTGTTTAAAAGTTCTTCTTGAAATGCGTAAGTCTTGAAAGAGATCAACCCTTCCATGGGGTGAGAAATTTTTGCGTAGTTGTTTATGAAATAAGCAGGGGATTTCCCCGCTTTAATTATTTCCTTTTTGATGTCGCTTTTAGTAAGTTTATATGACATAACATTCCAAAATCTATCCTTCTTTCTTTCGTGTTACGTTCTCCGGCTTTTTGGCACCAGGATAGGTATCTTTGCCTGTTGAAAGCCATTTTCTAACAGCATCGTCTAGACTTTTAATCTGAGCATCGTCATTTCTGTCCGAACTGTTAGAGATGCCTTTGAGACCTCCAATATCAAAAGTTTGCACAGATTGGCACCATGTCCTAACTCTTGATGTGCTTTGTACTATTGTATCAATTTCTGAAGGTTTTGTCAAGCTTAAAGTGTTGCCAGTAATATTTTTATATTCTTTTTTAAGATACTTTACATAGTCTTTAAAATATTGAGCGATGTTGTTTTCAAAATCTTTATCGTGTACATCCTTGATCTTCATTTCGCAATGATACTTTAGAATCAGCATATCCCCTTGCACATTCACTTTGAATCCATCCATGGTTCTGCTATCAGTAACCATATTATCCACTTCACGGTGGAGGCCGATTTTAAGTAGCTCCCCGTTGTCGTCAAGTGCACCATCATAAGAATTTGCTGCAGCTTGGCCAATACCTCTAATAATTTCCAAATTAGTCGCCATTACATTTCTCCTCGTTTATAGTAAGAAGCTAAAAACTCTACTCTTTCAGTTAGATCAAACCAGCGTGTCTCTCGACCCTCAACAAATTCAATATAACATCCATAACAACAATCATATTTATTCATATAAAGATCGTCTTTTATATTGAACGAATATTCAAAACACGCAGGGCAAGCCCTATCGCTCTCTTTATTAAGTAGTTTTTCTGAAACTAAAAATCCGTTAGCTTGTATTTTCTCATCTTGTTTGTTTTTCTTTTGCCGATTATATATTTTTTTAATCTGCTCTAGATAGTCTTTTTCTTTTTCCGTAGTCCAGTTCGCTCTAGGATGTTGAACGGTTGTTGCTCCGTATTTCTTGGCAATCGCCTGTTCAACTTTTGCAATATAATTTAAATCCTTTTTCATTTAATCCTCAATTGGTTTAAGCATCATTTCATATTTCTTGCCTGTTTTGTTATTAATAACACACAAGAAGTCTTCTTCCTCGAGGATGGTCCAATCGCCACGCTCGTTTCTAAGGTGTAAGTCACCGGTATAAATATTGCGATAACGATAACTGGAAGATCCAAGATCATAAGTATTATCAGCGCCAGGAAGTTGGTGGCCTGTGACGGTCAACGTTGACCCGTCAAAAGTTAGATTTGATTCTGCGTCAAGTTCGGTTGTTGTAGAGCCCACCGTTACAAGCTCGTTTGCGGTGGCGTTGTTAAGTGCAGTGACCGAAGCAGAAGCTCCGGGGGAAGAGAGGTTGGCCGACACATCCATAAATTGTATCAAATACCAATCTGTTCCGTCATAAGTCCAAGTTGTAACATCTCCCGATGCAGTAGTAATATTCGTAGAACCACCCTTAAGTCCTGAACTGGTTACATCAAACACAACTGCTGCCGTAGAAATAACAGTGATAGTTTGTCCTGCTACACCGTCATCAAAGTCCGTAAGTGTCTGTGCACTAGCATGAGTTTTAAACAAGTTACCCGTAGACACCGATGGTGTGGTGTCGCTGGAACTAAAGGTTACAAAGGTTTCTGATGGGCCGCTGAATGCTGCTGCGCCGGCGACGTGCAGTGCGACGTCAGGGCTGTCAGTGCCGATACCAACTTTGGAACTACTAACAACTAAGTCTGTATCTGTGCCAGAGCGGATATGAATTTTTGCGGCTGTGGTGTTTGTTCGCCCAATGCGAACAGAGTCTG